CCGCAGGTTCAAATCCTGCCGGGCGCACCAAGAATTCAGGGGTTTAGGACACACGGTCCTGAACCCCTTTTTCGTGGCGTGGGACTTGGTGTGGGACTTTTCCCACACGGCTATTAATACGTGCAATTTAGTTTGAGAATTCCTCCAACTTAGTTTGAGAATTCTGACGCACCGTGCGGTGTGCTGGTCAGAAGTTCTTGATGAGCACCTCGTTGGCCTCTTTTGGGGTTGTGCGGCCGCAGGTGTAGCGGGTCTTCAAGGGGATGATCGAAAAGGGTTTGAAGATCTCCCGGACTTGGGGCTTGTCGTTAAGGCTCAGGAGGAATTTTCCCTTTATTTCCGCTAATTGAGCGGAAAGTTGGTGAAAGTCCTCCTTGGAGAAGATGCCTTGCCCGTAGAACGATTCACAGTCCCAATAAGGAGGGTCCAGGTAGAAGCAGGTCTCCAAAGTGTCGTAGCGCCGCAGGACATCCTTATAGCACAGGTGCTCGATGACCACCTGGGCCAGGCGCAAGTGGCAATCGCTCAGGTCCTCCTCGATGCGCAGGAGATTGACCCTGGGGTGCTGCCGGGGACCGGCTCCGAAGGTCCTACCCGTGACTTTGCCCCCAAAACCGCCCCTCTGGACATAATAGTAGCGGGCCGCGCGCTGGATGTCCGTTAGCCCCCCGGCCGCCATCTGGCGGTTCCAATCCTCCCACCATTCCCGGCTGGCCAGGCACCATTTGAACTGCCTGACGAACTCCTCAAGATGGTATTTAAGGACCTTGTAGAACGATACCAGGTCCCCGTTGATGTCGTTTAGCACCTCGTATTTCGAGGGAGCTTTCTTGAACAGGACCCACCCCGCGCCCGCGAACGGTTCACAGTAGGTTTCGTGGGGCGGCAGGTGTTCGATGATGGTCCGGGCCAGGAGGCTTTTGCCCCCGACATAGCATAACGGAGATTTCTCCCGCATTTCTTTGCCTTTACAGGTTGGGCCTTCGGTCGCTACTTGATCCTTACCCCTCGCGCGAGGGAAGGAGGAGCGGCCTTGGCTGTGGGCGGATGTTGACGCATCCGTTCGGTGGGGTGCTCGCAACACCCCGCCTCCTCCACTTACACACATTCATAGGGAGTTAGTTTATGAGACTCTCAAAATTCCTTAATTGGCTAAAATCTTTTGTTAGACGCTCAAAGCCCCTAAGCTGGCTTGAGTCACATGTAAAAGAAGCTCTTGAAGATACGCATGATGAACGCACAGTTGAAATATTAATGGAACATATTCATGCCAATATCGTCTATAAATTTAACCAATTTGAAAAGTATTTTATATTGTTTTTGTTTTCTGCTGTTATATTTTCTATGCCATATATCGCACCAAATACGGGCATAAAAGTACTAGGCGTTGATGTTTCAGACATAAAAAAACTATATCCAGCACTTTCTGTAATAATTTTATTCTTTTTTGATATAATGTTTTTTTACTATACCACATTAAATATTCAAAAAATACTTTATTCGTCGCTATTAAAATACAAACATCCCGTATTATATACTAATTGTATACACAAACTCCAACATGACAATCTATTTTTAGATGACCCTCTGGAATCAATATTCTTTATATGGATTATGAGATTTATTGTACTCCTACCATTAACAGCTATAATATTATTAATTATATATTGGCCAGTTACATCGGTATTTGGAAATGGTGACATGTCATATCAAGTTGACATACTTATTAAAAATCATACAAGCGATGAAAAAGCAAATGCAATATTTCATATTTTGTATTTCATTGTAGCTGTAGGTCTACTATTGTTTCCTTTATTGCTTATTGCAACAAAGCATTACATTGTGGACAGACGGAGATTTAGGATTAGTTAATATCATCACTAACAGGGACCTCCTGGTTCTCGCTTAACTTCAAGATATTGCAGCAACGGAGCCTTACGGCGTCAAAATCGCCGTGGCCCGGTCCTGGGTCAGGACTTGCTTGGTCACCAGGTAGTTGACGGCCCCCGTGATCTCGGTATCGGTCAGATCCACGTAGTTCGTAACCGCCCGGAACTTCTCCCAGAAAATCCCCATGTTGGTGTCGGTGGCTTCCAGAGCCTTGGCCGCGGTCAACTCCGAGTCCTGGAAACGCTTAAGGAAATCCACCTTGGCCACCTGGCTGGAGGGTGGAGGCGGGGTGGGCGCCGGCGGCGCAGGTCCGTAAACCGGGGCCACCGTGACCACGTTATTGGCGATGGTTGTGACATGGCCTGTCACGATCTGTCCGGAGGGAGGCGCATCGGGTTCGACAGTCACCGGCAGGATGGCGTAGCCGTTGGCCAAGGTCGCGGCCGAGGTGGGCTCCTCGGCTGGCAGTAACGGCTTATCGGGCGTGTCGATGAATCCCGCCCGAAACAGGGCCAAAGTGATTTCCTGATCACCCCAAGCAGTGGGGCCGACGACGATGTTGTTGTTCAGGACGAGGCAGATCATGGTGTGCTCCTTATGCGTTACGAACCAGGCCAGTCACGCCGTAGGGGAGCGTGGGCGGCGTGAAGTTGGCCCGCTGGGAGTTCATTCCGCAGACCATCCTTATTTCACTGCAATAAAAGGGGGCGGGATTGCCTGAGCTTGGCGAATTTCCTGTATAGCTATTCCCGATAGACCCAACCTGTAAGGGCCACGCCATAGGATACGGCACCGTAGTAGATAGATGGCTCTTAAGTACTCCATTCAAATAAATGTCAATGTATGTACCTCCAGAGTAGCTATATCCATTGAGCATTAGGTGAAATGGAGTAGCCAAAGGAACGCTCCACGCTCCGGAAACACTCCAGTAGCTTCCAGAATAACTGCCACCATCATACCAATACAGGCCACCTTCAACTAGCCCATTGCCGCCAGAAACAGTGCGTAGATAGGTCTGGTCGTAGCCACCGTTGTTCATATAAGACGAAAAAAAGTATATATTCCCGGATGATGGCCATGCCGGAATGTAGAACCAGCCATCCACTAAGCCATACGAAGCAAATATATCAGAGCTATATCCACCGGGAGGGCAGAACCATATTGCGCCATTAGTGGGAATATAAATTGAATTGTGTCCAAGCAACCTTACCGATGAAGAATAATCTACCGCTTCCACCTTGTAGAGCATTGATGTGGTACGCGATGCGGACTGGCCCGCCGCCGATATGGCGGTATTTAATACTCCGGCATAGTCCAGCATGGTCGTACCCGGGGCGAAGCCTCCCGGCAGGTAATCCATTACATTCGCCCCGGCCAAAGGGATCATGCTTTGGCTGTCCACATGCTTATAGACTGAAAGTTGATCGCTGGTGAGCAGACAGTCCACGGAAATGGCAGTGATCGTGCCGTTATAAATACAAGAGGTGACTCTACACACCTTTTGCAGACCATCTTGGGCGATCATTATTTGCCGCCCCGGCTCATAGTCCCACGTGCAGTCACCGGCATAAGTTAGGGTGTTAGGCAGCGTAACAGTAAAGACCCTGGTGTCGAGGAAGGGAAACACGGAGAAGGGGCTAAGGCCACAAGAGCCAGATCCCAAGACTCGCCTACCAAACGGATTCATAGCTCAGCTTCCCGGGGTCCGGTGCACGATAACCGCAACCACGGTCAGGACGTTGGCCGTGTCCGCGAAGGCGGCCGCCACTTTGGAACCTTTGAGCACCCAGCCCGGGATCACCCGGGTGGGCGGCATTGTGCCGGCCGGGGGGATGGTGCATTTGATGGTGTCGTCCGGCGACGTGGTGCCCCCCCAGAGGATGGTTACGGTGTGCGGTACGCTGTCGGTGTTGACCACGTCCACGGCGATCACATCCTCACCGGTTGACGCGGCCGTGTGAAAAGGGGTGCCAGGGCTGGCCGTGCTGGTGACCTTTATGGGGCGGCCGTTGTCCGAATTGCTGCCAGGCTCGCTTATGAAAGTATCCGGGGAAGTCATATTGGTCTCCTAAAACGGGGAAAGCATCCAGACTTGATAAATTGTCATACCCGCGCCCGAGGTGGTGGCCTGGAGAGCGCTTTCGGCCGCAGCCGAGGCTGATTCGCTGGCGCTTTGCTGCGCCGTGGTGGCCGTGGCCGCGCTTTGCTCGGCGGCAGTGGCGCTGCCGGCAGCGGCCGTGGCGCTTCCCTGGGCCTGTGTCGCGCTTAGGCTTGCCTGGGTGGCGCTCCCCTGGGCTTGCGTCGCGCTTTCGGCCGCCTGGGTGACGCTGGCCGCGGCCTGCGAGGCCGAGGCCTGGGCCTCGGTAACGTCCGAGTCGCTTTGCAGGCGATCCGCCAGGGCCTGGGCCGAATCAGCGTCGGCCTGAGCCACCCCGATACCTATTATGTGGTTGTATTCCGGCATGGGTTCACCCGTTGTAAAACGCCAGTTGAACCACCCCGGCCATCCTGGCCACCACGGTGATGGCCGAGATCCCGGCCAGGCTCCGGCCGGCAGGATTGACCTCCAGGCCTGTGCCGTCGGTGACGCTCTGGGCTGGAATGTTTACCGGGCCTGGGCCGTACTTCACGAAATAGGGCACCTCCCCGGTCATGAGCACGGTGGTGGCGCCGGAGGGCACGTCCACTGTCTGGGAGACCCCGGCGGCCAGCACCAGGTTGTAGACCGTGTCCGCCGGCGGGATGATGCCCATCAGCGTGGACACGTAGTTCTGGCGCTGGATCAGCTGGATCACGAGGAGGCTCCGGCGGTCGCGGACGTGCTGGTCGAGGCGTTGGAAGTGGTGCTAGCCGTGGAGGCGCTGGTCGCGGCGGCCGTAATCGTGGCCCGCTGGGCCTTACGGGCGGCAAGCTTGGTCTGGGCGGCCTGGGGCAGATCGGTCAAGGCGATGACCCCCTTGGTGACCAGGGTGTCGATGAGATCCTCGGAGACGCGGCCCATGTCGGAGACGTCGCTCAAGGCCAGGGCACTCTTGGCCTGATCGGTCGGGCTCTTGATCCCGGCCTTGGTCTGGTCCGTGGTCATGGTGGCGTCGGGAGTCTGGCCTATCTGGGTGATGTGCACGGGCATGCCCGTGGCGATGTCCCACAGGGGCACATCGCGCCAATCGGCCTCCAGGCTCCAGACGGCCAGGGTTTCGTTGTAAACGGCCACCTGGTGCTCGCCGGCCGCCGGAGGCTGCACGTGCGTGGAATGGGCCGGGGCCGAGATGGCGCCCGTGCGCCAGTCCGCGGTCACGGTCCGCGTGCCGACATACTCGAACGTGGTGGGCAGGTAGCAGTAGAAAACCATGGTCGAGGCCATATGTCCTCCTTAATTAAGGCCGGTGCTGATGATCCAGTTGCAGGATCTGTTACGTACTGTGGTTTCCGGGGCTTGCGGCACATTGGCGAAGGCGGCCGGATTGATGGTGTCGCCAGCGACACCGTCCAGGGTGTATACGTTGTAGGGAGCCCCGGCAGCGTTCCAGTTCTGGTAATTCAAAAGCGAGCTGGCACCCTGGGCGCCCCCACCGTTGCCCAAGGGGTGATTGTGGTGTTTGATGCCGTCCATCTGAATGGTCAGGATCGCATCGCCGGTTGTGCCGTCGCCGCGAGCCAAGCGGCTGGCCGCCTGCGTGTCGATACCCCGGCCGTTGTCCTTGCCGCGCAGGCCGTAGCCTTCCATGATGGGCGTCCGGAAACTCCAAGAAAGCACGGTAAGCGTGCCGGAGCCATTGTCCGTGATGTCCACGGCCAGGCCCGTGGGCGTGGTGGCCACCTGGAAGCTGGTGCCGTTGGGGTTGCAGATCCAGTAGTCCACGCCGGCCTGCAGGCCGCCGGGCAGCGTGCCGGTGCTCACGAATCGCACCACATAGCCCAGGGGCAACGCCCTATCTATGGTGATGGTATCCGCCCCCGAGTTGACCGATATGGCGCTGACCCCGTTGGCCGGCAGGATGTCGCCCTCCACGTTGCCGATCACGCTGTACACGCCCGAGTAGATGGTGCGGCTGTAAAACGCTCCGTCCAGAAGCAAACCCCAGGACGGCAAAATGTCGGAGAACCAGGGCAGCGGGGTGCCGGCCGGCGGCACCATGGTACCCCCGGACTGCGAGGATTGGGCGGCCACGGGCGAATTGGCGTACAGGGTGATGACCGGAGTCGAGCCCGGGCCGGCCTTGGTGGCCTGCAAAAGGCGCATGCTGGTGTTGGTGCTCGGGCCGCCGCCGGTGCCGGCCGCGTCCGTCTCCTCGCCGGGCACCAGGGTGAACGAGGCCATGATGTTGCGCACCAAGGGGTCGGCTATGACCCCGGGCTGGGTCTGGTAGGCCTGGAGCAGCCCGCAGCCCGGGTCCACGGAAACCCGCAGGAATCTGGTGGAGTTGTCCGGGATCTGGAAGATTCTGGTGGCCATGCCATGGGTATTGAACAAAACGCCGCCCACCATGAAGTTCACGGCATCTTCCACGGTGACCTGATCCGGGCCGGCCACGACCGGCATTTTCCAGTCGCTGGTGAATGTGCAGGGCAAAAACAGCAGACTCAGGCTGTTGACGATGGCGTTGGACAGCTCGGCCAGGTCGTCCTGGAACAGGTTGACCACCTGGGAGGGCAGCGGGTCGCCATAGCTGAAAGTGTTGTCGCGGCCCTGTATGTAGCCAGGTTGTCCGGCGATGGTCATGTTCAAACCTCCTTCAAAAGGTGTCGATCCCCAGGCGGCCGTAATCCGGATGCCCGAGGAGGGTTGGCGCGAAACGGGTTGTGTGCCAGGTGCGCGTGGGCTTGACGGCCGCGACCAGGGGGTCCACGTCCGCGGCCTTGACCTGGCTCTGGCCGGCCTGGCGGGAATCCAGGATGACGTCGGTCAGGAACCACTTATCCGGCATGCCCAGGCCGTGAATGCCGAGCTGGGCCAGCCCCACCCGGAAGCCCGGATTGGGCGGCTTGCTGATTTCGTCCATGCCCAGGGCGCTTTGCCCCATCAGGAAATACCGGCGCTCCTTGATGGTGGGGGTGATGCCGGTGATCTCGGATACCAAGCCGGCCACGGCGTCCGGCGTGCCCTTGCGGCGGTGCCAGTCCACCGAACCCTTGATCTTGTCGCGCAGATACCCTTCGTCGCCCCCGGCCTTGACGAAATCCACGTGCCACTGGGCCAGCAGGACCGGTAGCGCCGAGGCGGAAACCCGGTCGACCAGGCCGGTGAGCACCACCGTGGGGTCCAGGTAGTTAAAGCGGTCCACCAGGGCGGCGTAGGCCTGGCTGCGGACTTCGGCTATGCCCGGGGGGATCAGGTCACTGGTTCGCATTGGCGTACCCGGCCACGTTCAGGGTGATGTTGGTGCAGTTGGCCCACTGGTTGGTGGCCAGGGTGATGGACTGCGGGCTTTGCAGCTCCACGTCGTAAACCCCGTTCACGTTGCCTATCAGGGTGATGATCTGCGAGGGCACCACGGCCTGGCCGAGCTGCTGGCGCAGATTGTTGGCGTAGGTGGCCAGGGCCGTTTGAGCGTCGCTTTGCACCTGGGTGGCGTCGGCCCCGGAATATAAGGTCAGGCTGGATATGATCTCGAAATTGACCTGGCTGGGGGGCAGCACCATGACCTGGTCGGTCAAGGGGCGCACGCTGGTGGGGGTCAGGGCCGCCGTGACCAGGTCCAGGATGTCCTTGTTGGGCTGCCCCGACGAGGTGAGCACATAGACGTTGACCAGGCCCGGCCAGGGCGTGGTCATGGCCACGTCCACTATGTCCTGGTGCGCGCCCAACGCGTGCGCCCGATAGGAAGCCTCTGGGCCGGCCACGGCAAAGGCTTCCGGGCCGAGCACGATGCGCGAGCGCAGGCGATCGTCGGTTTCCACATCCGCGCCGCCGTAGCTGACCCCAATATTGGCCACCTGGCTTACGCACGTGGGCCAGCCGTCGCCGGACGGCCCGGTGATCTCCCCGGCCAGAAAGCCGTTGCCGGCGGCCCCGGGCATGGCGGCCACGATGTTAAGGATGGTGGAGGTCAGGCCGGCGGCCACGGTGGCCGCGCCGGCGGTAAGGAAATTCGAGCCGTCCTTGGCCGTGAGGGTGAGCCCGGAGGGAATGTCCGTATCCGTGGCCTGGGCGGCTGTGAGGGTGACCTGGGCCTGACAGCCGGCGGCCGTGGCGTCCAGCCGGGTCACGCACACCAGCTGGCCCAGATAATCCAGCATGGGGGCCGGGGCATAGGCCACCAGGTTATCCTCGGCGGCCTCCTGGATGGCGATGCGCAGGCCCATCTCCCGGTAGGAAATCACGTCCACCATCAGCCGCTCGGGCTGGGCCGGGTAAAGCGTCTTGCCGGCCATATTCTCGTACATGGTGACCATGTCCGAGGTGATGGACGCGGCGTCGCGCTCGATGAACGAAGGCTCAGGCAGCGGCTGGGGTGATGTCATACACGACCTCGGTTTGCTGCACGCCGGCCACGGTGGCCTGCCAGGTAACCACCACGGTCACCTGCGAATTATTGGGCGTGGCCTTCACTGAAATGAGCGTGGCCCGGGGCTCCCATTGCTGTATGGCCAGGGTGGCCTCGCGGATGATGTGCGGCACGGAGACGTTTGTGGGCAGGTCCAGATAGCGCCAGATGTCCGCCCCGAATGGCGGCCGGTGCGGGTCGCTGCCCTTGGGGGTCTTGAGCAGGATCTCGATGGCCTGACGGATGTCGTCCAGGCCTTCGACGATCTGCCCCAAGACCCCGACCTGGGGCGACCAGTCGGCCGAGGATATGGTGGTTACGTCAAGGGTGGACATGGTGATTGCTGTTGCCCGTTTGGTCCATGATGGTGCCCGTGGCCGTCATGTCGCCCGTGAGTTCGATTTCCCCGGTGGCGATCTGGTCGCCGGTGTGGTCGTATTCGCCCTTGTGAATCAGCCGCCCGATCAGCTCCCAGTCCACGTTGCAGGTGGCATAGCAGCTCTCATTCGCCCTGAACGGCCCGATGAGCAGGCGCGGAGTGCGGATGGCCACAAGCTCGCCAGCTTGCAAATTCAGCACTTGATCCGTAGATGCGGTGATATCACCCGTGGCCGTAAGCTCCACTGAACCCTGCACTTGTCCGGTCAGCTTGTGCTGCTCGCGGTCGTATTCAAGTTGCGTCCCGTCCTTGAACCGCATGTGAAACTTGTTTGAATCCTGCACCGGCGTGCCATCCACCTGGGAATAGACCGCGCCCAGGACCACCCCGTTCTCGCAGTGCTCGTCCACCAGGCAGGCCACGCCCTCGCCCACGTCCGGCATGGCGTAGAATTTGTTGTCTTGGGTGTTGGCGGCCAGAACGTGCAGCCACCAGGACACCAGATTCTCGTTGTCCGCGAACTGCACGCGCACCAGACCCTTGGTGGCGTCCACCTGGTTGACCGTGCCGAATTTAAGGCCCACGGCGTACCTCCAGCCCTGTCTCATAGCCCTCGGAACGGCTGATTTGATGGATGCTGGAATTGATGAGGTAGGTCCCGGACAGATTGCCCAGGCCGGTTAAGGCCACGGTGTTGCCGGCCACCAGCTTGGGGTTGCCCATCAGCACCAGGTTGCCCTCGTAACGGGCCTCGTTTGCCTTGCTCAGGGCGGCCTGGGCGTGCAGCCTGGCGTGATGGCTGGATTCCGCCCGGTGGGTGAGCTTCAAGGTGTCGCCCACGTCGTCGGTCTCGCCTTCCCCGCTCACCTGCTCGTCATAGGTGGTCTTGGTCCAGGGATCGTCATAGGCTGCATGGGCGCCCTTGTAGGTGGTGAGGCCCTTGTCCTTGATGTTCCAGCGCTTGAGGTCGGTCCTGGCCAGGGTCATCACCGGGGCGCGGTTCACCAGGCTGGCGCGTTCCGCGAACACGAGCTGACCACCCTTGACCGTGAAGCATTGGCCGTACTGGGCCGCTATGCGCTTCAAAAACTGAAGGTCGCGCTCCTGGTTCTGGGTGACCCGCTGAAAAGACACGTCCGGGATCTGGCCCACCACGGTCAGGCCGTGCTTGGCCGCCACCTGCTGGGCGATCTGGGCCAAGGTGGTGGACTCATAGGCCTTGGAGCAGGCCGTGCGCATGGGCTTGCTCATCCCGGAGGCCAGGGCGCGGGCGTGGATGACGTCCGGAGGCCCCTTGGCCTCGAACTCCTCCAGCTCGAACGAGCCGCAGGGCACCATGGCCCCGTTCAAATAGCCGATGCTGGCAGTGATGACGTCGCCCTTGGAGGGATACCAGCTCCCCTTCCATTTACCCGCGATGTCCTCGATCTCGATGTCCAGCTCATCCGAGCGGCCGTGCGCGAAATCAGTATAGGTAAGGGAAAGCACCGTTGGCCCGATGGCCGCGGAGATGTCCTTGCCCTGCCAGGTGAGGGTGTATGTGGGTTCCGGGACTACTGTTTCCACGGCGGCAGGTCCGAGGTGTCAGGCGCCGGCGGCGTCTGGATGGGAATGAGCAGGGTCAGGCCGCCGGGCAGGATGGCGTAGATGGGCACGCCCGGGTTGGCCGCGATGATGGCCTCGTAGGCCAGGGGGTCGCCGTAGTATTGGTAGGCCAGGAGGTCCCAGCGTTCGCCCTGGGTGGTGACGTGCTTGAGGGAACTCATGAGGTCGCCGGGAATCTGCACATGGTTTGCACCCAGCCGAAAGATTGCGGCTGGGCGAACAGGGCCACGGGCACGTCGGCCTCGCGGTCGGCGAAGGCCGAGATCCGCGCGACCAGGTCATTGTAGACCGGCAAGCCAATGGCCAGGGTGACGCCGAAGGCCGCGCCCTGGGACGGCAACCAGTTGGCCACCAGGGTGGCGTTATTGGCGGTGACCTGGCGCAAGAGCGTGCCGGCGCCGGCGATGACGTCGCCTCCCTGGGCCAGGGCCTGCACCGTGCCCCCGCCCACCAGGTTGGAGCCCGGCAGGGATGTGAGGAAGCCGCCCAGGTTGGCCACGCCGGCCACCTGGTCCCCGGTGAAGTCCACGGAAAGGGCCGCCGCGGAGCCCAGCGAGATCATGCCGGACAAGCCGGTGATGCCCACGGCCGCGGCCGGCCCGGCCAGGGCGCCGAGGTTGGCCACCACTTGCGAGGGCGACCAGCCGGAAAGCTCGCCGATCTTGGTCATGGCCTCCAAGGCGGAGGGCCAGTCTATGGGCAGGATGTTCAGGTCGAAGCAGAGGTTTTCACAGGCCTGAACATCATCGTCATAGAGGCCTTCCTCAGCTTCAAGCTGCCCAACATCGTTGACCGCGCCGGGCAGCGTGCCCGAAGCGGCCACGGCCTGCCCCTGGGGCTGAGTCTGGGCATCATCGCCGTTGTATTCCTTGAGGGTCAGGTGAACATGCAATGAGACAAGCCGGCCTTCGGAGTCGGTGTCCTTGGCGTCCTCGGTGACATTGGTCAGGACGTATTTGCCCAG